TGGGCATATTCAACGGTATCAAATGAAAATTAAAAAAGATGGGACTTGGGTAACATTAGTGCGACCTAGTAAAATTGGTACAGGAAAACCTAATCCAAAGTCAGCATCTCAGGCAGAAATGGATGCCTATTACATTCCATTAAAAACACCAATACAGCGTCAAGGCTCAGGATTTGTGCGCCGTAGTTTTGATGAAGCAAAGAATCTTGCCCCAAAAGCGATGGCAAAACGAGCAACCGAGCGTTTGGCTGAATTAATTAATAACCCATCATTGGCAAACGCATATGTCAGTTGAAATAGCCATTCGTAGCACGATTTTATCTCTTGCGCCTAACAGGGTATTCCCTGACTTTGCGCCTACAGCTATTCTTGCAGAAAGTTCTCCTAGTCCATTCATAACTTATCAAGTAATAGGTGGCTCTGGAAGGCGAAATATAGAAAAGGCAGATTCTCTTAAAATGTATAGAATTCAAGTTAATTGTTACGCAAAAACAAGAATTTTGTGCAGTAATCTAGCATTTTTGGTAGAATTAGCATTAAATAATGCTAATCTATTTAAAGCGGTTGCATTAAATGAGCCAATTTCAATCTATGAGGACGAAGTTGGTCTTTATGGATCTGTACAAGACTTTTCAATTCATTATCATGTAGCATGATTTATTAGCCGTAAGGCATTTTGGAGAAATTATTATGAGCGTTCAAACAGTAGCAGGTGCAGTAATTAGTATTTCTGCTGGTACTCCAGCAACTTTTGACTCAACTGGTTATGCTGCACTTACCTTTACAGCCGTTGGTGAAGTTACAGACGCAGGTCAACATGGTCGCGTATATAACGTTGTTACGCACAATCCTATCGGCTCACGCGGCACACAGAAATTCAAAGGTAGCTTCAACGAAGGTCAGAAAGTATTGACAATCGGTATTGATGACGCAGACGCAGGTCAAAGTTTAGCTATTACTGCCTTAGACAGCGATTCCGATTATTCGTTTAAAGTTCTTTATCAAGACGGCGCAACTGATTTTTTCCAAGCCAAAGTAGTAGGTTTTCAGAAATCGCAAACAGGCGTTGATACAATGCTTACAGCAACGCTTACTCTTGAAATCACTACTTCATCAAGTGGCGTTGGCATTATTCACGTTGATGCTCCTTAATTGCGTTTTTTACAAAAAATGCATGATTGTCAAATAAACCTGTCCTTTTATAAATAAGGACGGGTTATTTTGGCTATCAAAAACAAATCATCAAGTCCAAGGATAAAAACAATCATGTCTCTTAAAAAGTATTCGTTGACAGAAACCGCTACTTTGCACGTTCAAGACCCAGATGGCGAGTTGATGTACATGGACGAAGAAATGAAGCAACCTGTTATGTTGCATTTATATGGCATTGGTTCTAAGCAATATCAAGCGGCAGAACGTAAGCGTCAAGACTCTTTGGCGAATAAGTTTAAGCGCTTTAAAAACAAAGCTATTCCTACTGAAGAACTAGAGGAATTGCGAGTTGACTTTTTAGTGCGATGTGTCGCTGATTCTAAAAACTTTGCCCTCGATGGGCAAGAAGGCGAGGATTTGTACCGAGCCGTGTTTTCAGACCGTTCTTTAGTCTTTATCACAGATCAAGTAGACCGTTTTATTAGCGATCAAGCAAATTTTACGGGCAAGCCTTTGACGAATTAATTGTTTATTGCAAATACTTGGGGTGGCTTCATGCCATTCCAAGGTCAAAGGCTGAAAAGACATTAGATTGCGATACAAGACACAGTAAATTATTAAAAGACGAAGCAGAAATACAATACCCTCCTTGTCAATTGAGGTATATGATTGACTACTTCTTTTCAGCAGGCCCAGTCACGTCTACAGCGATGGGTTCAGTTCCTTTGTCTCATAGTGAAATATGGGCATGGCAACAGAATATGGAATTATCTCTTTGCCCGTGGGAAAGCAACACTTTAAGAGATATGTCACGACAATACCTATCTGAGTTGTTACAATCAGATAAGCATGATTCGCCCCCACCGTGGGTTCCAGAAATGGATGCCGAGCATAGTAAGTTGGTGGCTAAAAAGGTAAAAGACATTTTGAGAGGTTGACATGGCAGGCAACAAAATTGGCGATCTTAAAGTTGGTATTGGTGTTGAGTCAACCGTAGATCAAGACTTACAAAAAGCACAAAACTCATTAAAGAAATTTGCTCAAGAAGCAAAAAACACTGGCAAAAATACCCAGCAAGGTATGAGTACGGCTAACGAAGCCATTGAGTCAGTTGGTGTTACGTCTGAAAAAACAGAAAAGAAAAACACTCGCGCTGTAAATGCAATGATGCGAATGGTTAAACGATTTACATCTGAAACCAGGGCTGATTATGCAGATTGGGCTGCGGCTCAAGCTGGCATTATTAATCAAACAGAAGGATTACGCGCAGAATTACGTCAAGTTGAGCAAGCTAAATTACAAGCCTCAAGTGCTGGGCAACAATTTGTTAAGCAATTACAAGATGAAATAAAAACTTTAGGCATGAGTCGCAGACAATTAATGGAATATCGAGCCGCTCAATTAGGTGTTACAGCGCAGACTCAACCGTTAATTAATAAAATGTTTGACACAAGTAAAGCGTTTACTTCTGCCGAAATGTCGTTTAAACAAACACGGCAAGCTATGCGAATGTTGCCTGCTCAGATTACAGACGTGGTGACATCATTGGCTTCTGGTATGCCTGTTTACCTTGTTGCCATTCAACAGGGCGGTCAATTACGTGACTCGTTTGGTGGCTTTGGTAATATGTTAAAAGGCGTTTTGGCGCTTATTAACCCAATGGTTTTTGCTATTGGTGCTTTAGCTGCCGTAGCTGGTTTAACTTATTACGCTTATGAAAGAGTGTCAGGCGTTTTAAGAAGTTTTGAAAAGACTTTAATTACCTCTGGCAATTCAGCAGGTGTCACAAGCAGTCAAATGCAAAGTATGGCAATGTCTGTGTCAGAAAGCACAGGTTCTTTTGTCTCTGCTGGCAACGCATTAAATAAGGCGGTAGGTTCTATTGATTTAGTTGGGCAGTCTTATGAAACAGTTGCCTCCGCTGCTTCAATGTGGAGTATAGCAACGGGTGAATCTGTTGAAGACGTTGTTGCTCAATTTGCATCTTTAGCTAAAGACCCATTATCAGCAATGGAAAAGCTAGATCAGCAATACAACTTTTTAACTGTTGCGGCTTATGAGCAAGTAACAGCTTTAATTCAGCAAGGCAATCAGACTGAAGCTTCTCGCGTGTTAATAGAAGAAATGGCTAAAACGATTGAAACTCGTACGCCTCAAATGATTGAGCAAACAAATATTTTTTCTAGGTCAGTAAGACATTTAAAAGACGGTTTTTTTGAATTGACTGACGCTGTTGCGGGGTTCTTTACCGCTTCAAGCGCTCAAGATCAATACAATGCAGCGCTAGAAGAGCATTTTAGATTACTGAATTTGCAAATAGCTTATGCAGACGACCCAACTGTATTGAAATCTATTGAAGAGCAAATTCAAAAAAACAATGAGTTGTTAGCTTCTCAAAATCAAATTCTTGTTCTTGCTACTCTAACTGCCGAATCTAATAAAGCATTAATGTCTCAAAAAGAATTATTGAATCAAGAAGATGATATACGCACTAAAAATATGACTAAGCAACAGATTCTTGAGCAACAAAGCGTTGCTTTGACTCAGATGCTTACGTTAGCACTAAAAGAACAAAATTTAGAACAATCAACTAAAAATTCTATGTTAAGAGCGTTTGCTTATATCACGGAAGAAAACGTTAAAAAGAGTTTAGAGGAAGTAAAAGTCACTAAAGAAGCAAAAATTTCTACTCGCGACCTTAACGCTGAGATAATGAAACAAATTGATAATTATCAATTTGAAACAGAAGCAATGACTTTAAATAACTTTGAAAAAGAACGTGCAACATTTTTGCGCGATATAGAAAATAAAGGTATTCGTGAAGGCTCTGTTGCATGGAAAGAATATTTGATTGCTTTTGATGCCGCGCAATCTGTACGTATTGATACACGCGCAAGAATTGATTCATTGGCTCAAGAAAAGAAAGCATTAGAAGAGTTAACAAAACAACGTATTAAGCAAGAAGAAGCTTTTGCTAAAGAAGCACAAAAAATTAACGACCAAATCGGTCAGTCATTAACTGATGCTTTAGTTAACGGCGGTCAAAGTGCAAAAGACTTTATAACCAATATGTTTAAGACG